AAGGCCATCGGAAGCGTGTCGGGGTTCCCGCCGCGTCCCACATGATCGTAGGCCTCGTCCATGTTCGCCGAATGCAACGCCTCTGCCTCCGCGTTGTACACGCCTGCGCGAAGGCTCAACTCGTCAAGAACCGCCTCACGCATGACCGGGTCCTCGATCTCAAGCGCTCTCCGGCGCTGCAGCGCGGGGTTCACAACGGTTCCTGCAGAGCCAGTCTGCACCGGGGCCGTCTCCCTGCGGAGGCGCGACGTGATCGAGCCCACTGTCTCGCCCAGCATAGCGCCGGTCGCGTCGGGGATCAGCGTTGACATGCGAGTGGTGAGCTGGTTCCTTGCCACCGCGCTGAAGATAGCTACGCCTGTGCTGGGGCCGTAGGTTTCGAGGATCGCTTCGTTGACCGGCGTCGCTGCCAGACCCAGCGTGCGCAGCTCCTGCGCGCTCGTCGTCATCGCACCCTCGGTCGTGAAGAAGTCCTGCACCGCTGCGTCAGCTGGCGCGTCGGGCGCGCGGCCCTGATCGAAGACGCTGGTTATGGGTGTGGCTGGCGTGGCCAGAGGGAACATGGCATCAGGTGCGGCAGCGGGGGCGACATCAGCTGCAGGCTCCACAGCCTGCGGACCCATGCCGACGCCTTCAGCGTTCCACTGGTCGATCTGGCCCCGCGCATTCTGCATCGCGACAACCGGGCGCAGCGCCTCTCTGGCGCTGGCGTGGATGTCGTATCGTATCTCGCTGCGGTTGTCTTCCAAGTGCTGCGCTGCAGCAACGGGATCACCATCAGCTTCGCGCTCGCTCACGATGACCATGTGGGCTCGGGATCGAAGCTCGCGCACCGCGTCTTCTGTGCGCTCCGCGTCCCACCCGTTCACAGCTGCGTGCGATATGATCTCGGTTTGTCCTGACGCGATCTGGTTCCAGAAGACGTCGGGGTTGCCTGCGTGAACTGCTACGTCGTTTATAACCGCCTCGGCGTAGCTCATGCCGTTCGATCTGCTCCCGCCGCCGCCACCGCCGCCGCCACCGCCGGTGCCTGATTGTGCCCGGCGGAACTGCGTGGCTGCGTGCGTGGCAGTCTGGTCAAGCACGCCTTGGTTGAGGCGGGCCACCTCGGCCATGAACAACGTGCGGGCGCGCGGCGTCAGACCCTCTGCAATCGTACCGGCGGCAGTCGAGAGGTCCCCCATGACGCCGTCGCGAACACCTTCACCGTACGCTGCGTTTCCCTCGGTTGTGAGGAAGCCGCCTTGGCCCTCGACGCCGTACATCGACGTTCGGATGGCCTCGCGGTAAGCGTAGCCACCGTCGCGTGCATCGTTTGTGGCGATGATCTCACCGCGATAAGCAACCGCGTCACTGAGCTGGCCAATGTTCTGGCTCAACCCGATCAGCGACTGACCGATGCTCGCCCCGAAGGCGTTGGCGTCCACGTTGGCGGATCGGCCCTGCTGAGAGACAGGGCGAAGGCTGGCTTGATCTACGTACTGATTTACCCGGACCATATCACACCGCCAGCTGGGACGCGCGGTAGCGGAACACGTCCGCGCCGCCGCCAAGGATGGAGCCAAAGGCCCCTATTTGGCCTGACCGTTTGGCCGCCGCGCCGCTTGCGCGACTGAGCGTCGCGTTGTTGCGCGCGTTCACGCCTTGCATTGTGAAGTCGTCAGCCTCGCGCTCGGCGTTGGCGCGTACGATGTCTGCGTCCAAGTCCATGTTCATCTGCGTGGAGGCGATGAGATCGAGCGGGCTGCCGTAGCCGGTGTCGATGTTGGCCGCCGAGAACGCGCCTTGCTGCTGCTTTTGCATCATGGTGCCGTCGCGCTTGACCCGCTCTTCTTCGAGCTGCCCACGTTCGATTGCATCGCGCGCCCGGCGATCCGCCAGAACTGCGTTCTGGCCGTCAATCTGAGCTTGATACTCGGCGGCACGCCCTTGCGCGTTGCCTTGCTGCATTTGCCCGAAGCCGCCTACAACGGCGCTTGCGACGGTCAGAGCTGTTACGATGTCACACATGCGCGTTGTTCTCCAAACCCATCCTGAACGGGCGAATGTACCCACCACTGGGCATCAGCAAGGTAGGCCCGATCTCGAAACCGAGGTGCCTCAGAAAGCGGATCGACGCGTGGTTCGACGCCGACACCACGTTCCACAGCTGCGGGTACACCATCTTGGCTGCAGCGATTATGATCCGGCCTCGGGTCAACAGCTGCTTGCCGTTTGCCTTCATGGCCTCATCGAGCAAATCCGTCCCCATCATCCATGGTGCAGCGCCGCCAACCGACACCAACGGCGCAAAGCCGTACACGCAAACCACATAGCGCGTGCGCGCGTCGCGCACCGTCACCGCCTTATAGCTGCGTTGGATAGATGTCAATGCCGCCGTGTGTGGATCGCAGTCGCCCATAACCGCCAACTCATCCAAGTCGCTGGTCCGCATGCACAAGGCCAGCTCCAGCGCGTCGGCCTCGACGGCCTTCTCGAATGTGAACTCAGCCCTCATCTTCAATCTCCCAGCTCGGCGCGATAGCTGTGATCGTCATCGGCAGAGGGTATGTCTGGCGGACCTCGATTGCCTGATCGCGCGCCCAGTCTCCGTCGATGGTGACCACGTGCGTCATACTAGCCAACGGGATGGGGTCAACGCCAGAGAACTCTTTCACCTCATCTAAGAAGCCGCCTTCTCGTCCGATGGCGATCCCGCGTGTATCGACCACTTTGACTGCGACTTCCGAAGCGGACATGAACCGGCCCATGCTGGAGCCGAGCCCTTGGATATTGTCGCCAGCGTCCCCTTCCAGCGTGATCAGGAAGGCGTCATAGCCCAGTCCCACGCAGCCGACCGACGCCGCGCCGCCGATGTCGATCTGGCCGGTCGCGTCTACCGTGATATTCTCCCGCACGTTTCCATCCGCAAGGACCGCCACCGTCTGCCCGCGCAGGTGCAGGTAGCCGCGCAGCGTGGACGTCGGCGAGCCCGCAGTGAAGCGAAGCCCGCCGTCAACGAAATAGCACCCGGCCACACTCGAAAACTCCCGGTCGTCAAGCCGTTCGACGAGGGTGACCTGCTGCCCGAACAGCGTGCGTTCGACCACAAAGTATGGTGCATCGTACGCGCCTTCCTTGACCACGGCCACCTGCCGTACCTTGGCACCGACACCGCCAAAGGTGTGCCGTGTCCAGCCCCAGACCTCGTGCTCCTGCAGGTATGTCAGCGAGTAAAGTGATCCGTCAGTGAACGTGACCCAGACCACGCTGTCAGGCGACTGCGAGTACGCCATCGAGTTGATGGTCTTGCCTTTGAACAGGTGCTTGCACAGGATCGTCAGGTCAGCGCTGGGTGTGTCCCGGCCCACGGCCATCGAGAACTCTCGCACGGTGCGGCCATCCCGGCCCACGTGCAGCAGCATGCCGCCGATCAGGACCGGGCGAGGTTGGGCTGCCGATCCTCGCCGCGTGGATGACCGCACAGCGAAGTTGCCGGTGGACAGCGGTTGCTCATCCTGCGTGCGCAGATACCACTCACCTCCCGCAGTGAGGATAAGCGGGACCTCTCCGTCGATCATGTGCAGCACTCTGTTAAGTTGCTGCACACGCATCCTGAACGAGATGGCATCGCTGCCGCCGGGGGTCAGAGCGCGGTTGAAGTTGAGCGGCGCGACGCTGGAGCCCATCTCGACCGCTTGTGGGTTGTTGACGGTGGAGGCGAAGGTCAGCCGCTGCTCGATGAACGCGGACACAGCAGGCTTGTCCGATGCCCCGCTGAACGGATCGCGACCCACCTGCGGGTTGTCCGCCGTGTCGGGCGTGATGTTTTCATCGGTGAAGGTCAGGGCCTCGGTCAGGCCGATGAACCCATAGATACCATTGAAGTCCTTGTAGACGTGGTACACGCCAGCACCTGTGACCGCGTTCCACGTGACGACGTTTGTGTTGCCAGACGTGGTCAGGTTGTTGTTGACAGACGCTGCGGCAGACGGCAACCCCTCCTCACCGCTCTCGGCAGCCACAGCTGCGATCTTGTATAGATACGCAATGCTTCCCGATCCGACGCCGACGGTTGCGGCCTGACCGGTCACTTGCCCGATCTCTGGGGCGAACGTCAGCGTGCTGAACGCCCAGTTCACATCACCGGTGCGGACCAGCTTTCGCGGCTGATACCCGTGACGGGCGAGGAACATGGTGTCCACATCCTGCGTAGGGTACACGCTCGGCATGTCCTCTATCGCGTAGGGGCTGACGATCTCGTACACCTCTGCCAGCGTGGCGCTGGCACCAATGGTGCCCCAGCTGCCGGTCGATGTGTCGGCCACAACTCCACCCACCATCTTGAACGTGATAAACTCGTCGGTGATGACTGTGACTTCGAGGATGGCTTGGTGGAAGGCGCTGGTGCCGTTGGGGTCAGACAGGAACACCAGACGACCGACCGTGAAATTATCCGCTGCGGTACTGTTCGCCATCTCGATCCGAGCGGGGTCTGCAGCTGTGATGCCCGTTACCGCTTGAGGGACGAACGCGTCAGTCAGAAGATACGATCCGTCGCGCATGACGCGCATGACCTCGTCGCCGAACTCCAGCATGTAGGTGTCGTCTGCGCTGGCCTCGAACGCCAGAAGGAACTGCTTTCCGTCAGTCGTCGATGTGTCGTAACCCGACGCCAGCACCGTGCCCGCACGGCTTTGCGCGCCGCCCTCTGGCAGCAGCACTACGTTGACCGCGTCCTTCAGCCCTGTCCCCCACTTGGGGATGTCGCGGCGCGGGTACATTCCCGGCGACATGATCCCCCCAGAGAAGGCGCGCTGCGGCGTGCGGGTCATGCTTTACTCCCAGTATATGGAGCCATCTACGGAGGCCCCGTTGTGGTTGTTGCCGCTCGCCCCACGGTCACTGATGTAGCCGCCGCTCTCAGCAGCCCACGACGTTGGCTCGTTACCAGCGTCGGCCTCAATCGCCATGCCGAGGTGGTACTCGTACTGGCCCTGCATCTCGTTCCACATGCTCATCTTGCGTGTGAGCGGCATGGCAAGGTTCCGCGCGAGCAGGAAGGACACGGCGTCCAAGAACTCCTGCGGCATGGACAGTGTCACGTTCGTGCTGAAGACATAGTTCAGCTTGGCGTCGCGCTGGTTCGTGTAGAGAAACCCGCCTTGAACCTCGTACGGCACGGCGGGGTAGTTCGCGATGTCGGCCTGCGCGATGATCCTGACAGGCGACAGACAGTCGGACGGTAGATCGAACTTGAACAGCCAGCGCTCTTTCCAGTCATTGGTGACTTCGGCGAGCGCTTCGTTCTTGCGGGCGAAGGTCCAGCTGGACCGGGACAGCGCAGCATTGATCGTCCGGTCGAAGGCCGCGTTCGCTTTTCTGGCGGTGGTCGTGGCCTCCGACAGACTGGCGATGTTGTCCTTGCCGAGGTGATCAAGCGCCTGATTGGCCAGCTCTACCTTCGAGTATCCCATGTCCCTTATGCCTCTCCGGCGACCACCCGACGGCGGACGCGCTGCGGTTTGCTGTTCTCTTGCACGTCGCTGTCAGGCGGCGTGTCTGGGTTGGGTGCGCCGACGGGCTCGCGGTCTGGGGCTCGCTCCTGCATGAGTGCCATCTCGGCGCGCAGCTCGGCCAGAGTGGCGTGAGCCACCGCCAGATCACCCTGAAGGATCGCCATCTCTTCGGCGATACCGCCGGAGGCGAGGCGCTCACCCGTGATGGCGTCGCGTTTGGCGGCGGGCTCGCGTGCGTGTGCGGCGATGAACGAGGCGTGCTTCGGTGTGCCATCGACGGCCATCCACTTGTCGGACAAGTGCTGGTCAAGGGTGACGAAGAACTCGTCGCCGGGCTCCCGCATCTTGCCGCCATACTGGCCTCGGCGGGTTGCAACTACGTTAGGCATCGGGGTCTCTCCTGTTTGTTGAAAGAGCTGGAGGGCGAACCCTCCAGCCGATATTGCCAGATCGGATCAGATGTCCATCTCTTCGTTGCCGAAGACAAGGCCAGCCAGAACCGTACCCGCCGAGGCGTTGGTGCCAGCGACGGTGTAGCTCAGGCGCATATACCGCAGCACCGATCCGCGTGGGATGATCTGCAGCGGGAACACGTAGCCTGCTTTCAGCTCTGCGACCGGCACAGCGGGGCTGGACAGGATCGTGGCGACGCCGGAGCCGAAGCCCTCCACGGCGCAGGTCTGGATCGCGACGGCAAGGCTGGTCAATGTCGCGAAGTCGGCGGTGACCTGAATGCGCAGATGCGCAGGCGTGCCTTTGCCCATGTCGCGGGTGATCGCGTTGGCGGCGTGTTGCGGGGTCTGGGTGGCCCCGAAGTCAATTACGTTCGTCGAAACAGCCGAAGCGGTGATCGCTTGGTCGTCGCTGAACAGGTTGGTACTGTCGAAGATCATGGTGTGCACCTCTGTGCTAACGGTTGATGTTGCGATGTCAAATCATCTGCGATGGGGCGGGGGTAGGTTGTTTGCCCCCGCCGCCAGATCAGGTGATCCGCGCTTCAGTTTCGAGGATCGCGTCCATCCGACGGATCGGGTGGCCGAGGAACATGGTGACCGGCTTGCCATCGTACTGCTCAAGCGTGAGCTGGACGTTCGCCTTGTTCATCGCCTGCTTGTGCAGGGTCTTGGCAATGGTGCGGCTGGTGTAGATGACGCACGAACCGTCGGCCATGTTGGCGTTGTCCAGCTGGTAGTACGCGTCGATCATCAGGTCCACGAGGTCCGCGCCGGTGGCTGCGTCAGGGGTCAGGTTCGACATGTCGATGTTCCGCACAGCTGCGACGGCACGCCAGTCGCGAACGCTCATGCCGATGTCGACGCAGAACTTCTCACGGAAGACCTCATAGAGCGAGCCGTCGGCCAGCTCCTTCGTGGACACACCCAAATCCTTGCGGGTGATGCCCAGAGGGGACCCCTCAGGATACAGCATGTGGCACGTCTGCTCGCCCCACGTTACGAAAAATATCGAGGTG